AAACTTTCGTGTTAAACCATCAGAACCTAAAAAGCTTTGATTAGCTTCGTTAGGTTCTATGTAACGCTTTTTAACCCAATGAGAACCAACACCTCCGGGGTTAGCTGTACAACGCAAGTATGTTTTTATTTCAGGGTCGGTTGTTCTCAAACGAGAGGCTAAATAGTTCCATGAGAACTCTGTAGGTAGGTGTGTAATTTCATCAAAACCAATCCATGAATAGGCTTGCCCTTGATAACGATATACATCAGCATCTCGTTCAAGAAAACCAAACTCCACTTTTGCACCTGAAGGGAAGTTCCAAAGTTTTTCTACTTCTCTAAATTTAGCACCGGGAAATGCTTGTGGGTAAAGCTCTCTAGATTTATCAATCATCTCTCGAAGTTCTGGCATCGACCTTCTTAGTATTAAGGCTCGATGTGCCGGGCGATGTGCATAACGTAATGGGTCCACTATCATTGCATAGCTTTTACCACCACCGGCAGCACCACCATATAAAACATCTTTTTCATCGGCTGCTAAAAATTCTGTCTGTGGTCCTTCATTAGGATGAAAAATTACTTTAGCATCTTTTAGAACCTCTTGAATCGAAGGAGCAACTTGTTCATGGATTGG